GTGATTGCAGCGCATCGCGTCCCGCTAGTAACATTTCTCTGTATTGGTCATTAAAGTGCTGCTCTGTGATTACCAGCGCCATATTTGCCACGCTGCACAACTTATTCCAATCTTCGTTATCTGCTTCACCCTTGAGAACTCTGACCAAAGCTAAATGGTTTTTAATGTTGAGTTCCGTTAGATAAACCGAATCTACTTTTTTGAAGCCGCCTTTCAGATAATCAATTGCGTTTGTAATCACTTGCTTTGGCTTGTATTTCTTTTTTCGCTTTTTCATACAACGTGCCTCGGATCAACTGCTGACTGGTCAATCATTGGGACTTTATTCTCACTAGACCAAACAGGCGGCTTTCCAAGTGGCGGCTTCCACAATTCCCCGCCTTGATACACATACCGCATTTGATCTAGCGTTTTTACCGCGCTGTCTTTTTTGTTGCTTACTTCTAACGCTGCATCTAAAGCACGCTCTAACTTGCGCACCTTTAACACTTGCTCACCTAATGCCGCTAGAAGTTCTTTCTCTAGCTCTGTTGTTGGATTTATTGTCATTTGATTTCCCTCAATATCTTGGCTTTGAATATTTTTTTAGCGCCTCAAGTTGAATCATTGCGTATGGCTCACTCAAGCATGAAATTACGTTTTTCCAAAATACAAACAGAAACCTTTTTTGTATTGCCCATCCTGTAGCCTGATAAACTGCTCTATACTTTTTCATTCTATTTCCCTCAATCGCTTATTAATCAAAATTATGCTTAACTATAGCATGTTTTTTATATTGTGCAATACCAATTTATCTTAAAAGATCTTTTTCTTGCGATGCCATTAGGTCAAACTCATGAGGATCAAAATACTTGCCATACGGATCGCCTAAACCTTTTTCCTTACACCATTCACTTAATCTTACGTGGCCGTTAAATGCTCCTTGTTTGTAGCCTGCACGATGCGCAGCCGCTAGGCAAATAAAATACCTGACCATTTCAGGACTATCCGTAAAAGCTGCTCGTATCTCTTTTTTGTCGTCATCGTTCCATTCGTAATAGGCCGAAAGATACTTTAAATCTGACGATAATCTCTCTGGATATTTCAAAATTCCACCTCCTCACTTGATATTCCTGTGGCCACATCGTAACAAATTGGGTGCGCGTATCGGTCTTCAAGGTATTGCATTGACGCGCCATTAAACCAAAATCGAAAAACGCCTGTATCGGTATCTTCTGCGTTTCGCTGCTTCTCAAGAAGTAAAATTGCGTCTGGCTCATCTGGTGTCGCGTTCCCTTCTAATAGCGCTTTTTCTTTCTTCTTATTGCGCCAAACGATAAACACGTTATCAACTAAATCAGTGATTGCGCCAGTGCCTTTAATGTCAAATTTATTCGGCTGAGTTTCTTCATCTTTCAGCTTCTTGACGTGCAAAATCAAGTGGATGTGGCAACCTGTATCATGTGCAATCGTGCAAAGTCCATTTACAAAGTCTTTCTGCTCGTTGTAGCTGTCCTCGCCTGCAACGACTTTCATCAAGTTATCAACAAAAAATTGAGTGATGCCGTAAGTTGCAATTGAGTACCGAATAACAGCCAACATTACGCTAGGCTTGCAACTTCCAACATGGTCATAAATCCATAGCTTGTCATTAGTCCACTTACCAAACTGCTCAATGTATGGAATTGTCGGCTCAAATGCGCCAAACATCTGACGACTCATACGCGCCATTGTCTTATATGGCGGCATTTCAAGCGAAGCAAGACAGCATCGTTCGCCTTGATAACAAAGACCTAAAGCGGCCTGGCCTGACATCATAGACTTACCATGCCCATTGATACCAGCCCACAATGAAACCTCGCCAGTCCTAACTTGGAATGTTGAATGAGTATTTGACCACGGCAATCTCACTCGCGGTGATTCTTGAGGCTTGTGAAAATGATCTATAACATCTTGCACCCAACTTGATGCAGGCTTAATGTCGTGCGATTCCTCCTCATTCATCCACAAATCAAGGTCAATTTCAGAATCTTTAATTAATTGCATAATTCCCCCGAAAACATCTTATTTTGCAAGCTGCACCACGGATTAGGAATCAACTTCATTTTAAAACCCATCTGCGGCTTGCTTAGATCCTTCTCACAAGGCATAAACCAAAATTCAGCACCTTCCTTACGGTCAATGTCCCAAACTGCTAAAAACCGCGTTTTATTGCGCGCAATCGCATTTATAGTTTTTAGCCAATCAACTGATGAACTTGCATACACGCAAATATCAAGGCCGCGACACCAAGACCAGTCATAATCATTTTTTGCGACTGCATAAACCGTGTGGTTCAGTTCGTCAATTCTGCCAACAAGTGACACCAATATCATTTCATCAGGCTTGTAACCACGTTTGCGGAGGTCTAATATTTTTTGTGCGTTAGTTGCCAGCATTGTTTTCACCCTCCAATTCTTTGGCTTTCTGTTCTTCAATCAACTCGATTCGAGTCAATTTGCGCCACCCAATCCACTTCTCGTAAATCAAATCGCCATTTCTCTCGCCTTCTTGCCACTCGCGCTTTGTCTGCTCATTTTTTGGCAATTGCCCGACATACTGCGCGAAGTTTGTCGCGTTGAACAATGTCGCTGGGCGCAAGTATTCAACCATCTTTTTATCATTCAGCCATTCTGCAACTTTAGAATCAATTACCTTTTTGCAGGTTTCAACTGTTGCGCCTTCTTTCAGCCGAGATTGGATCAATTTTAGATTTGCAGCAACAGGCTGGAAGTCTCGATTTGCTTTCTCGTTCAGGTGTTGCAAAACAGATACAAGGTCGTGCTTGCTCGACAAAGGCTCTATATTCTTCTCTTCTCTTCTCTTCTCTTCTCTATGTGATGATTTAGGTAACGCTTGATCGTCAGCAGTTGCGTTACCTTCTGCGTTACCTTGAGCGTTACTTTTAAAGTTTGATTGGCGGATTGCACCTAAAGCACGGCTTTTTGCTGTTTTTGAGTTATGTCTGTCGTAATTTGGCAACACTAGAAATTCACCGTTATCTTGCATCCATCCTGCATTTATCATTGCTTGCGTGAATCCAGTAACGCCACAGTAACGGTCGAGTAACGCTGAGGTAACGCTTAAGGTAACGCCATCTGTTGTATTTGCGTCAAACCAAGCCCACACTCGGCAGCATTTACCAATGACTGCATCAGAGTCGATGCCTAGCTCTTGCGCGATTGAATACACTTCAACCTTGTCAAACGTGTGAGTTTCCAACTTAATCCAACTCATTATTTATACCTTTCACTTTTCGATAGACGAAAAAAAAGGGTTTTATACGCAGTCTCCGGATTACTCCGGTTGGCCGAACGGGATACAAGAAACCCGCCAGACTGCATATAAAACCCCCTTGTATTTTAATATTAGCGGCCAAGCCAATAACTTAATTATAGTCGTTTTTTAGGTCTTTGCAATAGCACGTATTGAGTCACAAAAGCCTTAGTGTATCGCGTAGGAACCTCAATACGATTATGCAGAAAAACCCATCCTTGCGACTCTAATTCCCTGATACGCTCGGATAACCGCATGATTCCCATTTCAAATGCCTGATGCTGCGTTAATCGGCTGTTGCGCTTGAAATACTTTGTTAGTTCTTCAAGTTGAGTTTTCATCTTACACCTGTATAAGTCCAAAATTTCACACAATCACGGATAGTTGATTCTCCGACTCCGTATTCTTTAGCCAAAGCACCATACCCACGGCCTACGATATAAGCAAAATACTTAGCCCGAATCTCCCGAACTTGATCGTTCGTCAGAACTTTCTTCCTTGTCATAATTTCCCCCAAACAAATCAGGTTGATCGTTGCGCACGACTTCTATTTTCCCGCGAATATGGATAGAACTTACTAACCCGCGATTCTTTGCGCACGTTGAGCCAACTGGATAACCGCCGATGAAGAACTCGGCTTTATCCAGTGGTCTATTACATATTACGCATCTAAGCTGCGTCATCTTCTGCAAATAAATCCAAGTTACGAGACTTCGCATCAGCCATATTTTTTACAGCTTGATCGTAATAACTAGGCTTCAACTCGCTACCAATGAACCTGCGCCCCATTTTGACAGCCGTATAGCCTTCTGAACCAACGCCAGTAAAAGGACTAAATACTAAGTCATCTGGTGCTGTCCACAAGTCCATAGCACGCTCAATCACGTCAAGTTGTAACGGGCATATATGCTTAACATCATCTTCTTCTCGAGCTTCTCGGAAGTTCAAAGTACGCGATTGGTCAATGTCGAACCATACAGGCGAAGCGTAACGCTGCCACATTTGCACAGGAAATTCTTCTGCCGAGTGGTTAATAGGCTTATCGTTCACGCCAGGCTTGCGGAAAATTACCAAGTAATCGGCTAAACCTTGACGCGACATTGAGCTGTCTTTTTTAATCGTTTTGTGAAGCAATCCAAGCGCTTTTGTGCGTTGCATCGCCACAACCGGATCTTTCCAGATACAAACCTCTGAATGATAGATAAACCCTGCTTTTTGATGTGCGCGAATAATATCTCCGCGAAAATCACGAATACCGATAAATCCATCGTTTGCTTTTGATGTCGTCAAGTTCATACAATGAACGGCAACTAATCGACCAGGGCGCATCATCCGATAGTTTTGTTCGATCAAGAATTGATAGTGCAATTTAAAATCTTCGCTTGACTTGTTGTTTCCCATGTCACGATCTGAGTTGGAATACGTGAATAAGGACTCAAAAGGAGGGCTATAAATCGTGAAATCCACTGAATCATCAGGGATTTCCTTTGCAAGATCAATACAATCTGCATTATGGATAGTCCAGTTCTTTGTCTCAGTTACTTGGCGCACGTATTCTGTCTTTTCTTGACCAGCACCAAAGATCTCTTTTTTCATTGACTCGCTCATATGTTTAACCATTTCTGCGCCCATTTTCGCGTTCTGTTCTTCTTTACGTTTAATATTTGCGACCACCGCACCTTCAGACTCTGCACTGATAACATGCACATTTACCTCATACATTTGCCCAAATCGGTAAAACCTGCGGATCGCTTGATAGTATTGTTCCCATGAGTCAGACAATCCCACAAATGCCGTGTTATGGCAATTTTGAAAGTTCATACCAGCGCCTAGAATTTTAGGCTTTGAAACCAAAACCCTGATTTCATTGTCTAAGAAATCATGCACTGAATTTTCTTTATGTTCGATTGAATCACTACCAGACACATCTACAGCCCCATGAATAGCCGCGACTAGCTTTTCTGCTTCTTCATTGCGATGACACCAAATCACCCACTGCTCAGTGCTTGCATTTA